TGGCGCGCTCGGCATCCTCGGGACTCCTACCCAAGATTCTGACCCCCGTACACCGTAAAACAAGATCAATTTCAAAAGAGAGCTAAACCCTCGGCGTTGTTGTTGTTGTTCCGGCCTTTTGCATGAGAGGTCCACCCCAGAAAACATAAGGAAACTAAGATGGCTTTGGAATCAGGCACATACATAGACTCACTTGTCGCCACCAACCCAGTAGCAACGGACGGGCTTGCCCAAGCAGACGATCACATGCGCTTAATCAAAGCAGCCATCAAAGCTACATTCCCGAATATCACAGGTGCAGTTACTGTTACACACACTGACCTAAACACAGTGACAACCCCAGCGTTCCCAAGCGGCACAAGGATGCTGTTTCAGCAGACCGCAGCCCCAACAGGTTGGACTAAAGATACAACCAATGATGACAAAGTACTCCGCGTTGTCTCAGGCACTGCCGGAACTGGTGGAACCAATGCGCTGTCTTCACTTGATGCCACGGCTGTCGGTACAGTTAGCAGTTCCATCTCAGGAGCAACCTCACTTCATTATCTGACCATCGCACAGATACCCAGTCACACGCACACAGGTAGTGTAAACCTAAGAACCAACTATGAAGCAGGGTATTCTGGTCTGTCACCAATAGGTAGCGGTGCTGCACAGTTTGGTGTTGGCTCTGCATCTAGCCCACCATTTACTACAGCCGCCGCTGGTGGCGGTGGTGGTCACAATCACGGCGTAGGATCACTAGCTGTATCCAGTGCTTTCACAGGTACACCTAACCAGCTTGATATTGCCTATGTTGATGTGATTGTCGCTCAGAAAGACTAACCCATGAAACTTGAGGTCAAACAGAACTGTCCCCTCGACAGCTTCAATCCTTGTCGTCAATTCGATTGCGCTTGGTTCATGAAGATATCAGGCACTAATCCGAACACAGGCGACCCTACAGAAGAGTGGGGGTGCGCTATGTCGTGGCTTCCGATCCTTATGATCGAGAACGCACAACAGTCCAGACAGACAGGTGCAGCAGTCGAAAGTTTCCGCAACGAAATGGTTGAGTCAAACACTCAGAACCTAAAGCACCTAGAGGAGCAATTACATCATGGCGATATTGCCGATCCGCGACTTAGGTAGCACAGGAACTATCACTGACGTTTCCCCATACAACATCCCCATCAACGCTTTCAATGCAGCATTTAACGTGCGTTTTGACGAAGGAAGAGTTAGCCGTGCGCCTATCTTTAGAAACATTAAAGACACTCTTGGCTTCAGCCCTCGCTTCTCCTATGGGATTGTGCCTTCAGTGGGCTTTGATACTGTTCTTGTCGTTTCTGATGCTTGGGATATTCGAGAGTACGCTAATGGCAACATAGCAAACGTAAACGGTTCCATCTCTGGATCAACCGACCCCCGCCCATACACAGGCACCTCTCTTGCTGATGTGACCTATATCAATAGACCAGACCGTGTACCAGTCTACAGAGATATTAGCAGTACAACCTTTGCTGACCTACCTAACTGGGATAGCACATGGAGAGCAGCAGCTTTGCGGTCTTATGGAGATCAGTTGATTGCCTTAAACATGACAGAAGGTTCTACCAACTTCCCTGCAAGAGTACGTTTCTCAAACCTTACACAAGCTGGCACAGTACCAGATTCATGGGATGCTACAGATACCACGAAGTCAGCAGGTTTCAATGACCTTGTGCAGATTGAGACTGAGATTGTCGATGGTGGAACGCTAGGAACTAACTTTATCATCTATGCCCGTGACCAAGTGTGGCTCATGGAGTTTGTAGGTGGAACCTTTATCCATAACTTTAGAAAACTGTTTACTGATGCTGGTGTTATCAACCAGAACTGTATTGTCGAGATCGAAGGTAAACACTTTGTCTTTGGACCCTTCGACATCTACACACATGATGGCAACTCTAAGCAATCTATCTGCGATGAGCGCACCAAGAACTTTATCTTTAGTTCGCTAAACAACTCAGCGGCTGACCTTTGTTTTGTTCAGCATAATCCTACCTTGAACGAAATCTACTTCTGCTACCAGTCGGGTGATCAGTATGTCGCATTTCCTGATGCTGATAGATGCAACCGCGCAGCGGTCTATAACTACAGACGTAACACATGGTCATTCATGGACTTACCAAATGTAAGCAGCGGCACAGTTGCATCAGTCAACTCAGTGGCAACCTACGCCACAAGCACGACAACCTATGCCCTCACAGGTGGTACTTACTACCAACAGCAAGACAGCTTCGATAAGCACACGCTGATGGTAGGGGAGACACTGACTGCTAACGGTATTACCAGTGACAAGATATATGGTATTGACCTATCTGACTTAGGACAGATTGCTTTCCAGCTTGATACTGAAGCAACAAAGCCAGTGTACCTTGAACGAACAGGCATAGACTTGGACGAGGCAGGGATGACTGCATCTCAGTATGTGGTCTGCACAAGGATTTACCCACAAGCTGACACAATCAATACGGCAGACACCACGATGAACTTTGAGTTTGGTGCGTCAGACATTCCAAGAGCTACTCCAACGTATCAAGCTCCTCAAGTCTTCAATGTTGCTACAGATCATAAGATTGATAGCAGGGCAGCGGGTCGCTACCTGTCTTACAGAGTCACCATCCCAGACAACAAGGACTTTGAAATCTCAGGTTTCGACCTAGAGGTGACAGCGACTGGGAGAAGGTAGATGGCAGTATCAGATAAGACCAATGTGGTCGTTCAGACCTACCAGCGTACCCAGTACCCAGTCTTAGAGGCAGGTGTCAGGCGGTACTTTCAAGACGAAATGCAACGGATAGAAATAGCCATTGGTACTCTAGCTCAAGCAGCTATCCAAGTAACCGAGAATGAACCTGCTAACCCGATCAGAGGCATGGTCAGGTACGCAGTGTCACCGTGGAACCCAACAGGGGCTGGCGATGGTCTATATGTCTACAACGGTACGGCATGGGTTGCGGTATAAAACATAAGAGAAGGAACATACGATATGGTATGGGGTCAAATAGCAGGTGCCGTTATCGGCGGCGTAATGGCTAATAAAGCAGCAAAGAAACAAGCAGGTGCAATGGACAGAGCATCAGCCCTTCAAGCGCAGGGCTACACCGATGCCCGACCTTACGTCCAAGATATGTATAAGGGTGGTAAGGCTGGTTTAGACTCAGCTCTTGCTGCTGGTTACTACGGTGGTCCTACATATGCTGGCATGAATGACATGCAGAATACCGCTGCCAACAATATGTATAACTTCGGCAACAATGCTTTCGGCAACGCTGGTAACATCATGAACACTGCCAGTGGCTTTAGTGGTAACTATGCTGACCTTTACAACCGAGCTAGTGCAGACCGCGCAGGTGTCGCAGAAGACTATGTGAACGCAAACGCTGACCCTATGGTTAATCGTGCGCTGCGTGACAGTACACGCCAGCTAGAAGAAGACACGCTCACACGCATTGGTATGGGAGCTTCAGCTTCTGGTAACACTAACAGCTCAAGAGCTGGTGTAGCAGAGGCTATAGCTGGTCGGGGCTACATGGACCGCGCTGCTGACACAAGGGCTGGAATTGAGGACAGGTTAAGGAACGAGTCATTTAAGAACCAAGATGCACAGTTCTCGAACATGATGAACGCCAATGCTGGCCTGTCTACATCCTACAACAATGCTTTTGGTATGGGTAATACAGCAGCAGGTAATATGGCTAACGCTGGCTCGATGTTCCAGACAGACGATCAGAACCGCATGAATGATGACAGGGCAAGGTTCGAGGGCAACCGTGACTTCGAGCTAGACATGTACAACAAGTTTAACGCTGGCATCCTTGGTCGTGCTCCACAGACAGCAGGTAACGTGAGACCTAATCTTACTGATCCAACTACAGCAGCTTTCGGCGGTGCTATGGCTGGCATGGGTATGGGTCAGAGATTCCAAAACTCTTTCCAACCACAAGCGCAGCCTATGGTTTACGGTGGGTATGGCAATAGCGGCTCATCAACAGGCTTTGGCTTTGGTGGATCAGGTAACAACTCAATGTATCTCTATGGTGATGGCTACGGTGGTGGAGATTAAAGCACATGCAATTTCCAAGTGGACTACTCAATTTAGACGGTAGCCCCACACCAGCATTGATGGATGCCATTAGACATAGTGAGACAGGCCATCTAAATGATGCACAGGCAGTGGGTGCAGTCAGCAAGAAAGACGCTATTGGCCCTTACCAGCTTCTTCGTAAGAACCTGCACCAGATGGGCTACAAGATGCCTACGAACATCAGTGAGGCTGATGCTACTGACATAGATAAGTCACGCACGTTAGCAGCCAAGTATGTCAAAGGTTACAACCAGCATCACAAGTTCGATAACCCATTACATTCTCTTGCTGCTTTTAACATGGGTCCAACAGCGACTGCTAAGTGGATCGAGGATGGTGCAGACTTCGACAAGCTGCCACAGGAAACCAAAGAGTACGTTACGAGAGCATCCGTATTCTTAAATCAAGGACAGAACGACATGATGCCTAATCAAAGTGGTGCTTTGAGCACTAACAAGACTTCAATGCTGCACCCTGATCTTCAAGCTGATGTCGCTAAAATGCGTAACAACCAAGTGCCTGAGAATGTCATTTCTGACTACATTGCTCAACGTAGCCAGTATTATGACTCACTACCACCTGCACCTACGCCACAAGCAGCTCTCACTCAGGGTAACGCTGTAGCACCTGCTGCCGCACTGACAGCCCCTGAC